CCGGGATATTCGGCGTGAGGCCATAATTGCCGACGACGCGGCCGGTCTCGCCGATGATCTTGCCGCCGCTTTCGAGCCGCCGCTGCGCGCCGAAACCGCGCACGGTATAGCTTGCGACATCGCCATGAATGTAGATCTTGGTCGGGCGCCCGCTCGGCTCGGTCGCGTCCTCCCAATGCCCGTTGCTGACGCTCAGCGTAAGCGGAAACGACAGCTTGTTGGCGACGGTAACGGTTCCGGCCATGACATCAACCCGCGTGAATGTGGCCGCTGACGAGCGGCGGAAAGCTGGGGTTTTCCTCGATCCATTTTGCCCAGAAATCGGCATCGACCTCGTTGCCGCCGGCTTTCAGCTTGACCGCGCGATGATCCGCGCCGCCCGATTTGTCGTCGAGCGTCAGCGTGAGACCGTTCGCAATGCGGCAATAGACCGTGACGGTCTTCGGCGCCTCGGCGGCTTCTTCGGCCGGCGCGTCTGATGCTGATTTCGCCATCAAACCCCCAGCATCGAAGCAAAGGCGAATGGCTGACGGTTGATCGCGCCCCAGGTGCCGCCCGAATACTTTTGCCGCCACGACGAGTCGTGCCGCACGATGATATGCGCGCGCATCTTCTCGGTGAAGGCGACGAAGGTCGTCTGCTGGTTCTGCACCCGCTCGGCGATCAACTGGACGAAATTGCCGGCCGCGGTCGCGTACTGCACCGCCGTTTCCATCCTGATGTTCGGGAACGTGCCCTTGATAAGCTCCATCGCCGTGGTCGAGTTGTACGGCGCGTTCGGCTGCGTCAAGGCGACCTGCGAACCCGGCGACATCGCCAGCACCAGCGGCACGCTCTGATCGAGTTCGACGACGCCCGCCGATTGCGCGACCAGCAGCGAATACATCGACTGAACGTCGGTGAAAATCTCGTTCTGCGTCGCCGTCACCACGCCATTGGTGATCCATGGCCCATGCGCCTGCGAACCGTAGGCTTTCGGCCCCGGCTGGATTGCGGCCGGCAGCGCCGGATCATTCAGCAGACCGTAGTTCTGCAATCCCGACACGCCGAAGGCATAGCTGGCGTTCTGGAATTGCGCCTGCGCCCAGACCAGTGATTCGCGCTTCTCGGCGACGGCGTTGAGCTTGCCCTTGGCGAGCATCGCTTCCTCGCGCTCGCCGACCTCCATGAGGCCCTGGTAGTGATAGGACTGCCGCTCCGGCCAGACGGCGTTGAAATTCGACATGCCGCTCTGGCCGAAATCGTCATACGACGTGACCTCGCCGGCATATTCGACGACCGGGAACAATTCGGTCGTCGTGACCCAATCGCCGACCTTGCGCTCGTCGCCGGCAATCGCCGCGAACTTCAGCGGCGAAAACAGGATTTTCAGCACCTCGGGATAGACCGCGTAGGTCATGAATCCTGGCACGGCGTTGTTCGCCGTCGTGGTCAGCGGCGCCTGCGCGTCCATCGCCAGACCCATCGGCTTCCCCGAACCCGGCGCAAGCACGATCGCACCGGGTGCGCCCCATTTGGCCTCCCCCAGCGCGGCGATGCCGCCGTTCTTCATCAGTTCGCGACGGAACGCCTCGGTCATCGGCATCGAATTGCTCTCCCCTTGATCCCGTTAGCCGAGCGGAATGGCGGAAATCTTGACGATCTCGCCCGGCGCGCCCGAAGACATGGCGATCCATTTGGTCTCGACGTAGTTCGTGCTGGTGATCGTCGAGCTGGTCACGGTCTGCGTCGGGCCGACATACCAGGTGCCCGCGCCCGCGCCTGCGGCGAAAATCTTGGTGCCGGCGGTGACGCCGCCGCCGCCCGAGCCGGCCAGCACGTCGCCGACCGTAAAGCTGCCGGTCGTGGTGCCCGGCGTGAACAACCCGTAGGTGCCGGTCATCGCCTCGCTGGCGACGGTCTGCGGGTAGTTGACGGTGTAGGTGCCCGCCCCGCCCGCCGAGCCTGTCAACTGCGCGACGATCTGCGTGCCGGTGATGACGCCGGTGCCAGCGATGGTCTCGCCGGGGACGATGAGGCCGGTCACGACGCTCGCGGTCAGCACGCATTCGATCGTGCCGGTCTGCGGATTGAGCACCTGCGCCAGAACGCCGGTGAAACTCGACGTCTCGGGGTCGATCTTCGATCCGGTCGCGCTTGCGCCGGCCGGCGGCGAGCCGGTCGCGGCGAAGGCCACAATCGAGCCGTCGTTGACGTTGGCGTAGGCTTTCTGCCCGATCAATGCCTGCGTGGTGCCGCCGTTCGGCGCCCACACATCGCATTCGGCCATCGCGCCGATCTGCGAGCCGGGATAGATCGCCTCGCTGAGCTCGGCGAGGTACGGCGTGATGATGCCCTGCCAGTTGCGCACGACGATGCCCGTCACCGGGCCAACGCCGTTGCCGTTCAGCACCTGGAAGAACGGATCGGCCCAGGCAAAGCCGAGCTTCAGCGCCGAGCCGGCGACCATCGCGCCGGGACCGGCCAGCACCGAGTTGCGCGGGTTGGCGCTCGCGAACGCCCACGGAATGCCGGGAGCCTGGACTTGCTGAACCTGAGACGGAAACGGCATCGATTATGCTCCCCTACACCGGGACATTGAAGCTCTTGAGCCAATCGTCGCTCGGGGTGCCGCGGTTGAGCGTCGCCGCGTGGTCGACGGCCAGCGCCGGATCGCCCGGCTTCGGCAACAGCCCGACCATCGCTTTCAACGCCGCGATCTCGCGGATGCCGTCATGCGCGACGCCGGCCTGGTCGAGCGCGAAGCGGTAGATTTCCTCCGCGCTGTCGGCGGCGCCGGTGAAGTCGGCGACATAGGGCAACACGTCGGCCTTGGCTTGCGCGATGCCGTTGAGCCGCGCGATCACGCGATCTTCGGTATCCTTGACCGCCTTCTTGATCGCCGCGTCCATTGCCCCTCGGTCCATGCCTGGCCTCTTGTCCTTTGCGCGCATCACCCGGTCGGCGGCCTTGGCCTTGCGGTCCTCGGCCTTTTCCTCGTCCTCGCGCTTCTTCTTTTCTTCCTCGCTCTCGTCGTGGCCGAGTTTCCGGCGCGCATCGTTGGCGCGACGTACCTTGCGGTCGCGCGCCTCCATGCGCTTCTTCTTCTCCTCCTCGGTCTCGGGGTCTTCGTCGGCTGCGGCATCGAGGCCATGCTTGCGGTCCTCGGCGCGATCCTCCATGCGCTCGGCGCGCTCCTCCTCGGTCTCGGTCTCGTCCTCGGCGCCGTCGTCCATCTCCTCGTCGCCGACGATGGCGTCGAGGCTGTCGAGCAGCCGGTGAATTTCGTCCGGTTCCGGCTTCGCGTCGTTCGCCAGTTTGACCTTGCCGAGCGCGGTCGATAGCGCGGTGGCGAGGCGCGGCTTACGCTGCAGCCAGTTCTTCGCCGTGGTGTCTTTGAGGATCGCGGTGATGCCGGTCGCGTCGAGTTTGGCGTCGGCCGCCAGCCTCGGCGAGACGAAGCCGGTGATCGCGCCCAGCGCGAGGGTGGCCCGGTGCGAGGTGCGAGGCTTCACCGCCATGATAAAATCCCCTTGTCCAAGCTGCGCATCTCCGACAATGACATCCGGCCCGGCTCTCCCGGCCTCAACGAGTGCAACGTGATTACCATATATCGCGGTCATCCTACCATCATAATCTACACCTTGATGCTCGCCCGGCGTCATGTCGGCGGTGTAGCGGTAGGACGACGACAACTCGCGCTTCTGGCCGCTATCGACGCCGGCCTGCGACTCGTCATCCCAAATGACCAGCGTGTTGTCGAGATACGGGTTTATGAACTCGGTATCCGTGCCGAGAGAGCCGACGCGCAAGTCCTTGCTCGGCTCCGCGCTCGACTGCGGAACGTGGCGCGTCAACAATGGCAGATTGTTGAAGGTCGAGGCACCCTTGGCAAGCTCGGCCGGATCACGGAACAGCTTGTAAAGTTTGTCCGCATCCAACCCAAGCCGCTCGTAATCGGGGATTTCCCGGCCCCAATACGGATTTACACATGCTTTCGAGATATGGCAGCGGATATGCAAAAATCCGTTCGCATCGTATTTGCGAGCGGACTTCGGGCCAAGATCGATCTCGAATTTGTCGAAGGCCAGACCATCGACGGCATGTTCTTTTTCGTCGCTTTCCTCTTTCAGCCACTCGCTGATCAGGCGCGACAATTCCTCGAATTTTTCGCCGCTCATATCTTTGGCATCAACGCCGGAAATCTTGCCGGCATTGCGGCTCGCGTAGAAAACCTCTTTGCCCTTGGCCTCGCCATACTCGGATTGCATCCGAGCGAGGATTTCCGAGCCTTTGGCGGTTAGGGGCATTGGATAACCTCGATGCCGCGCAGACGCGCGCGTTCGATCATATCCGCCGTACCGCGCCCGCCGAGAAACGCTACTACCAAATCAGGTTTGCCGTCGTCGATCATTCGCTGATTGCGCAACGGCCCCGCCGCCCTGCCGTATTTCTGCCATTCTGCAACAAACGGCGCTTGCGTGATTTTCTGCGCCGACGCCATCATTTGCGCCCAGATCATTCCTTGATGATCCGCGCCCGTCGCCGCGCCGTGAATGACACATGTAATCGGACCGCGATCGGCATTAATGCTCGTCAGCGTATTCCAGATGTGATCGCTGTCGTTGTAATCGCGGCCGCCGCAGACAAGAACGCGCATTCGCCAAACCTCAATGGATCAGCCGCGTCACGTCGCCGAACAGCAGCGAGGCGAAAAAACACGCCAATGCCGCGCCGATGAAATTCAGCCGCGGCGGATTGGGAATTTCGACCGCCGCACATACGGCGAAGACAAAGGCGAAAACGAGGAGGATTGTGCCGAGCATCAGTCGAACTCCACCAAAAGCGCAAACCCACACGCCCATTTGCCCGACTTGGGGAACCACGCTATCCAGCCAAAGTCATATTTCCACTCGATTTCGATCGGCATCACTCAAACCCCGGAATGATCGGCCGCGCCACGCATCTGCAATTTATGAGCGTACCGGGCCACACATATTCGCCCTCATCAGGGTCAAACCATCCAGTAGCAATAGCATATCTGATGCGATCTCTACCAGCCTTGACATGGCTCGGGCGCGGCACCTTACCGGCGTGCGAGTGAACCCAAACCGCCTCTGTGATGCCGAGTTCCTGCTGGCGCACCCGCGTCACGACCGCCGTCGCCTTGTTGTTCTGATCGCGCGAAATCAGAGCCGCTCGGCGGCGCGTCACGCCGTATTCGTATTCAATCGTTCGCGCCAGCGCGCCAAGATCGCGCCCCATCTGCACCGAGCGCATGACGTGGCCTTCGACCTGCGTCAAATATTCGCTCGGGATCGATTTGATAAGGCTGACATTCTCGCCGATCGTCGCCCGCAACGCATCGTTGACCGCGCGCGTCGTCTGGAACCGCACGGTAAAGCCGGCCCGGCGCAGCGAAGCACGCAATGAGGTATCAGAGCGATCCTTGACATTGATCGCAAACCAGCGTGCCAGGTCGCCGGCCAGATCCGAAAAGCGGCGCTCCCAGCGCGAGCGCAATTCGCGCAGCGCATCGAGCAGGGTGCGAGCGGGCGAGGCATCCCGCGCCAGCTTGGCAATCTCCGGCTCGTTGGCGTCGTAATGAAAGCCGATCCAGTAGAGAACCGAATGGTTCATCTCGTCGATCAGCGCGTCGAGCTTGCGGCGATATTCGTACTCGATGCCGACATTCGCGCGCGTCGGCGCTAGCGCGATCGGCTTGCCGGTTGGCGAGATCAACGGCCACCAGTTCGCGCGCACCTCGCGCAAAGGGCAAGGCATTCATCCCAAAACCAACGTCGCCACCATTGCCGCCGACCGCAACGATCACATCTCATTTTCTTACCTCATCCTCCGACACCTCAACATTCCATAACTGTCGAGCGTGCTTACCGCGAATGCATGGGATATATTGAGATAAATTGGCGCTCCTCCACTGACCAGAGTTCGCCGCGGCCCGGCGGAAATGGTGTTAAAATTGTTTGCTGTTATTGCGGTCGTAGTCTGTGTAAAGCCGTTATTTATCAATTCTCCTAACCCCACAGATGCAGCCGATGTCGAGATCGTGACCGTACCAGATGAGGTTGTGGTTCCGCTCCCCGGAATATCGTCGGTCGTGGCAGAACAGTCCCAATCCCCAGCAGTTAAATTAAGCGCAACCACCGGAACAGCCGAACTTGTTATCAACCGCACGAAATTCGCCGCAGTCTGGGTTCCAGTGCCCGTATCGCTCGCCCCCACATCAGTTCCCGCTATAGCGTTAGCCACGGATGTCGCAATCTTGAACGTATTGCCGCTATAGCTCGCCGGATCGATGTAATACTGGCCGGCATAAGCTGCCGTAGCACAGGGATTGATACCCGTTGGAAGCCCGCCGCCTGAGTTGGTAAAGCACACGGTTTGAATGCACGATGCTCCCGTGGTAGGGAGACAGTTGGCTGCGGGAGTGCCGCCATTTAATCCTCCCGCCCACGACGCCACAGTCACTACAGTCGGCGTGGCTGCGGTGAAGGTCGCCGTTCCTGTCGCCTTCGCCGCGAGAACCGACATAATCTCGCCGACCTTGCCTGCCACCGCATTATCGTTGGTTGCGGTAGCCGCAACTTGCCCGGCCGAAGAATACCCGACACCCCCAATCGTCCCGCCAGTCCCGACCGCGACACTGCTGCCGTCCGTGCCGGTGAATGTCAGCGTGTTGGAAATCGTCGCGACCTTGCCGTTGCCGATCGTGAGCCCCGTCGCCGACGCGCCGCCGGTAATCGTAAAGGCACCGCCCCCTACCGTCGTCAGCGCACCACCAAGGGACAGAGCCTTCCCGCCCGCACTCGCTACGGTCGGATCGGGATAGGTGCCGCTCAGATCCCCACCAGCAGCGCCTGAGGGAGGAGCAGATGTGCCGGGCGCAACCGGCCCCGGTCCTGGATAATAGCTAGTTGGCGCAGGCTGCGCCCAGGCCGGCAATGCCGCCAGCAAACCACCGATCGCGAACAGCGCGCGCCTTACCATTGTAGGCATCCGATCGGATGCGAACTGTCGGTCGAGATCACGCTGACACCAAGGCGCGAGTGTGGCACCACAAGCCACGGCTGGCTTGGCGCGCTCGCCGTCGCGATCAACGGATAATCGCTCGTCGTCGCCGCGCGCAATGTTGGGCTGGCAACGCTGGTTGCCGTCTGGTTGAGGTAAAGCGGGCTCGTCGTCTGCCCCGCCGGGTTCCAGATCACCGCGCCATTGACCGGCCCGGTCAACACATTGACCGCCGTATTGCCGGTCGTGACCTGCGTCACCGCGCAGGGAAATGGCGTGACGTTCTGCGCCCGCGCCTCAGACGCCGCTGTTAGCGCCGCCAGTGCTGCCCCGCACGCCGCCAGCATCAACCTCGCGTTCCAATGGATCATTGATCGGCTTCCCCTCGCCATCAACATCTAGCGTGCCCGGCGCGTCCTCGCCTAAATCCAGGCCATGATACGGACTTTTCGGATCACCCGCCAGCCGCTTGCGGACATCGTTCGGCGCAATCGCGCCCATCTCGATATTCTGCAAATCGATATCGGATTTGGTCTTTTCGACCGCGGCCTCGCCCGCCTCGTCGAGTTGCCACAGCGGCACGAAATCGAAATCGATCTCGGGATCGATCTCGCCCCATTTGTTGAGCTGAATGATCTTGATCGCGGTATCGAGCGGACGGCGATACTGGTTTTCCTGATCGCTGTTCACGTTGTCGTAAAACGACCTGATCTCGTCTTCCTGGCTGGCGTTCAATCCCGAGGGCGACAGACCGAACGCTTTAAGCAGCGGCGCGCGCATCGGGATCAGCATGTGTTCCTCGGCCTGCGCCTGCAACTCGTCGAGCCCGGCCAGCGGCGCCGAGACGTTTTTCAGATCCTCGGTATCCTTATCGACGGTCATCGTGCCGAAATTATCGCGCATCAGGTTGAACGCCTCGATGCGGTCTTCGAGCGACCGCGCCGCGTTCTCGGTCAGGAACGCCGACATATTCGTTTGCAGCACCATCGTCGAAAACGCGCTGATAAGCTCGTTGACGCTGTTCTTCGTCCGCAGAAACGCATCAACATAGGGCTTCATCAACTGAATGACCGAGATACCGCCAAACGAATAGGCGGCTTTCAGAATGTCGGGCACCGGATTGCCGATGAACGTCAGCAGCCGCGACGCGTGGATCGTCGAACCCATGACCGTCCACAATGTCGGCACGAAGAAATCGTCGCGCAGCGGGTTGTTGGAGTTGTAAGCCTGGGGGTAAATCCAATACGGCTCGATTTTCTTGAAACCCCGCAACGCGCCTTTCTTGATCGTGCGGCTGTCGACGATCAGCGGCGCGCGCAGCAATTCGGGATTGTCCTCGACGCCGGCAATCTGGACATAAAGCTGTCCCATGCCGAAATAGCCGTCGTCGCGCTTCGCATCGCGGAAATGCTCGCGCAACCGGAAGCGACGCAACTCGGCTTCGAGTTCCTTGATCTTTTCGGTTTTGTCGTCGTCGCCGGTGGATTTGAACTTGATCCACTTGCGCGTCATCTCGTTGGCGAACAACTCGACGATGATGCGGTATTCGGGCCGCTGCGCGAGTTCGGCGAGGTAGGGGTAGCCGAGCCAAACAAGGCCGGTTCCGGCGCCCCAGCCGATGCCGCCGTTGCTGATACCGAAACTGGTCAGATTGCCGAGCGCATCGTCATTCGCCAGCGCGCGCGCCTCGGCGGCCTTGTTGCCGCCCATCGCGATATCGGGCGGCGGTGCGGGGCGGAATAGTCGCTCGCGATTGACCGCATCACGCTCGCGCAGCTTTTCGAGCGTGCGCTCGCTGAACACGATCGGCTCGCGACGCTTTTCTGGCGTCGGTTCGGGCGCGGCTGTGGGGCGCAGCAAGCCGCCGAGAGCGGCGAGGAAGATGTCGCGGATCATCTGATACGATTTCGCGCCAGCATATTTTCGTAGTCTTCTTTGACGCGCATATGAACGTAGGTCTCGGCCAAAGCGCGAATAACACTAGGATCGAGAACCGCCATATGCTCGATTAGTCTTTCTTTCAAGACTTTCTCAAATTCCTCGATGTGTTTTACAAACTCGATACTCATCTCGCCCCCATTCCCCGCATCCGCAACGCGTTGCGGGCGCGCAACGCGGTCAACTGCGACGGCGGAATGATGACCGGCCGCGTGCCGAGCCCGACCAACCGAAACCCTTCCGACGCGCCGTCGACCTGATCGTCGTGCGAGCCGCTCGGGAACGCGGCCAGCTCGTCGAGGAACGGGCGGTTCCAGTCGGCGCGCACGATACCGACATTGCCGACGTTGACCTGGCTGGCAAAGGGCGCGGCGCGTGTCGCCTTGTCGCCGGTGACGGGCAAGCTGTCGAGCACATAGCCGGGCAGCAGGCGCGCGTAGTCCAGCACCTGCGCCTTGCCGGCCTGGCCAGGGTCTTGCGGAAAGCCGATCCTCACGTCGTGCCCGTCCAGTATCGCCGTGTTGCGGATGAGCGCCTTGACCTCATCCGGGCCACCGCGCTCGCGCCGCACATCCCATATCACATATTTGCCCTCCGGCGTGCGACCCATGCCGATGCCCGCAGTAAAATCGGGATCGCGGGTGCCGATGTTCTTGGTCGCAGCCAAATCCCAGCCCCGCGCCTTGCTGACGAGCTGCGGGCAGGCTTGCAGGATTTCGATCTGGCCGATCTTGAACAGCGCGCCCTCGGCCGGGCGCGGTCGCTGCTGGTATTGCGAAGCCCATTCGCGAGTCGCGCCTGCGGCCTCCAGCGATGCCTTGATGTCGGCGAGGCTTTGCCCGTAGCCGTAATCATCGTCGCTCCAAAGCCACTCGCCGGGTGATCTGTTTAATGCATCGCCGATTTCCGCCTGCGCCGGCAGGCTCAGAACATGCCAGCGATCGGGCTCATCCTCCAAAAGGCCACCGGCAAGGTCCGATTCGTGCCACCTCGTATGCATCAAAACCACGGGCGCACCCGGCGTCAATCGACGCTCGAAATCTCCAAGATACCAATCCCGGACCCGCTTTCGGTCAGCCTCGCTATCAGCCGCCTGCCGTCCTTTGATCGGATCATCAATGATCCCGAAATCTGCTCTAAAACCAGGAATCGCGCCGCCGACCCCAGCGGCGAGATAGCTACCGCCGTTAGTGGTGTACCATCGGCCACGATTTTCCGTTCGAAGTCCATAGCCTAGCGTGTGCTCGTTTTCCCGAATGATGCCGTGGATTTTGCCACTGAAATCCTCCGCAAGATCGGCCGTGTGCGAGGCGCCGATGATTTGGCAACCCGGAAACCTGGCAAAAAGATGCGGCGGGCTCAGGACGCTGGTATAGGTCGATTTAGCCGAGCCGGGCGGCATGAAGATCATCAGCCGCGGATAAACCCGCGTAAAGCATTTTTCCAGCGCATCGATCAGCAGGCGATGATGAATGGCCGGCGTGAGGTAGCGCGCGGAGAGCGCCTCAATGCACCACGGAAGAAGCCGGCTCCGGCATTGCATCCTCCGCTTTTTCTCGATCGCCAATTCCAGCACGCGCTGCGGCGATAAGTCGATCGAGGTCATCGTCTGTGAGTTCTCGGGTTGAAGCATCGTTTATTGTATGCGCGACTTCCTGCTTGTCACGCCACAATTTCGGCTGGCGATTACGCAGCCAAAGCGACGCCGCCGCCGTGTCGGGCGGATAATGCTCGATGTATGGAACTTCCGTAACGACACCATCCTGGCAAAAGATTTTCACCGCGTTATGCGAATATCCGCGTCCGCGGTGCCACAAGCTACGCGCCATTTGTGCATCGGCATCTGCGCGCCCGCGCGTGAAGGCGTCAAGAAACTCGGGATGTCGTTTCCTCCACGCGTCGACCGACTGGCGCGTGGTTTGAAAAAACTCCGCAATCTGATCGTCCGTCGCACCGAGCAAACAATAGTTGTAAGCCTGCTCGGCATATTCAATTTTGTATTTCGAGGGGCGGCCGCCGGGCATTCAATTCGCCCTTCCCCAAACGCTCGCGCGCACCGATGCGGCGAGGTATGGCGGCACATTGTACGGGCGCGCTTCGATCGTATACATGCCGCCGTGCATCCCGCAACGCGGGCAACGGAGATCGCCGCAATCGGGGCAGTTCACGACTTCGTTGGCGCGGAAACGTGAACGGCAGGTGATGCAGACGCAGGGCATCAGAACAACTCGGCGTATTGCGGCGGCAGGGTTTTGAGCCAGATTGGCCGGGTTGGCGTGGTGTTGTGCGGCGGCGCGCAAAACATGACCGGCGTACCGCAGCGCGGGCAGCAGACGAATTTGTTGCGGGCGCACTGCGTGCCCTCGCTTTCGAGAAAGCGATGCGCGCATGCGGCGCAATGGCAGGGCAGGTCCGGCTCCATGTTTTTTCACATAGCATGGCATCACGCGCAAATCAACACAACCTTGACCCTTTTCGCAGTTTCGTCAAAACACGCATAGGGCGATCTTGACGAAAGATGTCGTTGATATAAAAGGATAATTTACCTTTCGTCACTTACGTCATTTCGTCATCTATATACCCTCTGAAATCGGGAACACCCCCAAACGAGAACGTATATAGAACATTCCATCTTTACTATATATGATGAATGATGAAAGTGATGAAAGGTATAGGTATATATATAAATCAATAACTTAATGGCAATCTTTCGTCAAAACTTTCGTCAAGGTCATTTTGACGAAAGTGTCGCTTCTGCGGCGAGGATGGCGTTGCCGATCAGCGTCGCGATCTGCGGGACGATGGCGTTGCCGATGGCTCGATTTCGGTCCAGTCCATTGGAAAGCCCATTAGCGCCTCCGTAAAGTTCGGATGGATTCTCCAACCGTGTTCGCCAATAAGACCTTGCACGCGCAAAACTGTCGTTTGTTTGTATCGACCAGTGCGATCGTGTCGCGGTACGCCAAAACCCCTGCGATCCATAGATGCCGTTGGAGTAGGCCACAACGAACACTCTGCGTCGCATATGTGCGGTATTATGGCGCAAATCCCTACGAAGGGGAATCGGCCGCCCGGCGCGCCCTCGGGTGGCATTTGTAACACGAAAAAGCCGGGGTGCGTGTGGTGCGCAACCCCGGCCGTATCGTGGTACCCGCACTGGATTGAGACCGTCGCGGGCTAGCACTTGGTACACTCCAACATTGGAGTCATCTGCTTAGAAGTCAAGGACGGTCTTTCCTAACAGCGAGCATCAGGGATGCTCCGCTGAACGAGGGAGTACCGTCTAGTGAGTCAGTACGACGTTATCCGACAAGCGATCATTCGTATTTCCAAGCGGCGTATTCCGTAGCGCGTTCCCGCGCATCTGGGCCAGCAAAGATCGCCACGTCTACGCCGCCATCGCCGTCACTGTTGATCTTCTCAACCCGCCACGCGTGAGGATCGTCTCGATCTTGGACAACTTCGGCCGGAAACTCCTTCATCGCAACGCTCCCTAGCTTCGCATTGGCAAACGATTCTAACACGGGATCGTCACGACTCCGCTTGCAAAACCAGCTTCCAGCGCACGCCGCGACCGTTCCCGATCTTCTCGACGGTGCCAGCCTTCCGCAGATCGTGCAGCGATACGAGAATGCGGCGCGTGAAGTCGGTTCGCTGCTTGCGATCCGCTTCCGGGTCTAGACCCTTCTCCCGCATCGCTCGCACGGTCACGTCGTCGGCACGGATCGTGCCCAACTCCCGCAACAGGTCATAGCAGCGTCGAGTAATCTCGTTGCGCCCGAAGAATGCGGAGCGCACTGGCATCCGACCCTTGGTCGGTATGTCTGACGGTTCCTCGCCGTAGAGCTTCAAGACCATATCGACGTGAAACAGATCGGCCTGGAGCTTGTCTAGCTGGCGGCGCAGATCAACGATCTGGCCGGCAAGCGCAGACCGCTTCTGCCGCAAACCTGGCAGGGAAATCCTCCGCACAGGACATCGGGAACAATTACGTCTGCCTGGAGTTTGGTATTTGCGAGTTTCGTGATGTCTTCATATTGTTTTACCTCAGGCCAATGCTTTGCCAGCACGCGACGGCAGAATGGCTCAATCTCGCAGAACGCAATTGTTTTGAAACCTCCCGTTCTTTCCAATCCCAGCGAGAAGCCGCCGATCCCGCTGAAAAGATCGAGAACTTTCAGCATGGACGATAAATACGCAGCGTGCGTCCATTGGTTTTCTGTTCGTCGAGCCTGATTTGATCGCCCTCCATAAGATCACGCAGGATTTCCATTCGCCGCCGTCCATCGAGAGATTGCGTCCTGCGCGTGATGTCGTTCTGCGTGATACCGGATTTCCCGCTTCCGGCGATAATGCTCAGAACTTTCTTCAGTTCCGTCTCTTTGTCGTTCTCGCTGACATGCTTGTCCACGCCCTCGGTCATCGCTTTGATGCAGAAATTGACGATGGTTTCGGCCCACTCGACATCGGCGATATTGATTTCGGGATTGGCGGGTTCGCGCGAGATTGCGCAGGTGAGGGCAACGCGGATAATGTTCTCGTGCCAGCGCGCCAAGATCGCGCCGTGCCCGTTGCCGATCGCCTCGCGCCGCTTGGCGAAAACATCATCGGCGAGTTCCTCGATCCGATCGTTTGCCGAATTGGTATAAAGAACCATATGAGGGCACGGATCGACACTCGGTCCCTCTCCCAAGGCCGGCGGTTGCCACGCGGCGGCCCCGCGCACTATCGAGTTGGAGAAATCTAAAAGATCATCTCCAATCGCAGTAATGTCACGCGGCGCCCGGTTACGCTCAGGAACCGGATCGTCCGTAGGAAACAATAACCATCGAGCCAAACTGCCGTCATCGGCTGATCCTCCGCGCAAGGCATCCCAGAAATGCTTTGGCACTGTGGTCGCGTGCATGACGCAGCAGGGTTGCATGATATCTTTTCGCGGATTGTCCTGCTGGTTGGCATATTCCCCTCCTGCGAATGGGCGATGGGCGGATGTCGAAAGCTCGGTCAGATTGTCCCATATCTCCGCAACGAATTTGGAACTCATGCGCGGATTGGTGACGTGTTTCAAGAAGCGCCCGAACTCGTCGATCTGGAACAACGACGAGGGCGATCGATAGAGAGCGGTCAACAATCCCGAGCCGGATACCAGCTTGTTGCCGCCGATAAAACGCGAAAGACCAGCCTGTAGAAAAAGGGTCGTGATAACGCCGCGCGCGTGGTCTTTGCCGGCTCCGCTTTCGCCGATGGCGCAGATGTAGAGGTTGGTTCGCACATTAGTCATGCTCCTGTAGCGCCGTCCGGCAAGCACGCCGACCGCGGCGAGGGCGGCACCGACCGCGAAGATCGGTTGCGGATGAATGGCGGAAGCCAACGTGTGTTCGACAAATTCGCTGATGAAACCCTGCGGAAGCTGCTTGCGAAAAGCATCGGGAACAAATATGTTTTCCTCGCCCGGCGCGATGACGCTCGGGACATCGGAGCCGGGGGAGACAGGGCGCGCCTGATCCAGTAGAAGCTGTGCTGGATGATTCCCCGGCTCCAGCATTATTGCTTCGCCGTCCATCGTCAGTTCAGCAGGACATACCCAGCCGGCGTTTTCGGCGAGGTAGTAGATGGTCCCCGCGCCGGCCGAGTGGATCGCGCCGAAGCCGCGCCAGGTCTTCAGCGTATAGGCCGGCTCGTCCTTTTTGGATTTGGCCGACCAGCGGCAGAAGATATCGCACCCGGCATCGCCGATGGCACCCTTGACGGCGAGGCCGATGCGGACCCAATCATCCCAGATGGCATCATCGTTGGGCAGGAACTCCAGGGCCGAGCGGATAGCCTCCGCGGTGCCGCGCAGGCGCCCGGTGACGATGCGTTCGCGCTTCTCGCCCTCGCCGTTGGCGACGAGCCTTGTGCGTCTCAGCGAGGTCGGGACGAGCGCGTAAGCCGCCTCGCCGAAGGCGCGCGCCTGGTCCTCGGTAATGGCCGGAAGTTCGCCGATATGCGTGTCGGCCAGACCCTCGTTCGGCCACTCGTAGGGGCGGCCGGTCTCGGGGTGCAGCGCGTAGGCGACAAATTGCTGACCGCGCGCGAGGATCTCGATCGGGTAGTATTCCTTGATGCCGCCGAATGCTGTTGTGGCGCGATAGACAAGCAGGCGCTTGGGAGCCATGCCGATGCGCAGGCACGGACTGTCGCCGAGCATCTCACGCGCCAACGCCTCGACGGCGAGCGCGATGGCCGCATCCTCGACGATGTCGATGTCGATGGCGACGACGTTGCCGGTGGCGATGCCGATCGCGCAATCCGGCCAGCGCGACCAGCTCGCCGCCTCGATCAGGGTTGTGGGGCGGATGCCGTGCTTCTGCCAGCCGGAATAGGGGCGCCACTCGCCTTGGGTGAAGTTGCCGGGATACTTGGTGCCGGGCCGGATCGGCAGAATATTGTATCCAAGGTCGACGAGGCGCGAACCGAGCGCGGCCATGTAGGACGACGATTGCGGCCCGCCGCCGTTTGCCTCCACCATGAAAACTCCCTAGACCGAAGCCTCTTTCTTCATTCTTCGCACCACACGCTGAGCATTACGCTTTTTGAGAAAGGCATCTATCCGTTTGCCATTTTGAACAATAAAAAAGATCGTATAATCGACCGGATGTATAAATTCTCCGCTTTGCATAATATGCATTCTATGTAATTGACGTTTGCGTATCTCGATATTCATTTGTTGTATTCCTCGAAGATGGCGTTTTGCGCCGGTCGCTGATCCTGATATTTGCCTTCGTATGGTTGTTCGGTAGCTTCCTCCAAGCGATAGAAGACTACCTGCGCCGCGCCTGTGCCAGCCAGAATTGTTACCGGCTCGCCGAAATGCTGATTTAATTCAAGCCGCAATATACCGCGCCAACCCGGCTCGATCACCGTATTTGCCGCCTCGACATGAAGACGCGCCCATGTGCTTTTCGTGTAGATGATGCCCATTACGTCATTCGGCATATTGAATGTCTCGATCGCATCGACGAGACGCGAACAACCGGAATAAAGATATACGTCTCCAGCAACACGCAGATCATATCCCGCCGGACCCAAACCATGCGTCACGCCATTGAAGCGCGTGCGAGGCAGACATGGCGACAATAATTCAAGACGACGAATGGTCTGCGCGGGCAAGATCATTTTTGTTTTCCCTAGTACGGCGGCTCGCCGCTCGCCTTCTGTTTTTCGTGTTCCTCGTGATAGGCGACGCAGACTTCTTCCAGAAAGCGATACCACTCGCCTTCCGTAAACGTCGCGAGGTCGGTCTTGCCGATGCTGTCCAGATATGCGCCGGCCGGCGCGGACGCCGCCTCGATCGCGGCGATCTGCCATGTCGTGAGGGTTGTTGCGGTCATGTCATTTTCTCAATCGCTTCGACGATTTGGGCAAGACGTTTGCGCGCCATGGAGAAGTTTTCTTCGCGCAATTCGGCAAGAGATTTATTGATGCCGTACATTGCCAATTCGAGTTTGCGTTCCGCCAAAGTGCCGGCGCGCTCGTGAAATTCAATTGCCGCGCGCCACGCGGCGGCACATTCGTCTTCGGCAGATAGAAAGATTGGCAATTCATCAAACATTAGAGTTTCTCGCCAACAACCTCAAAGTATTTATCGACGCGGCGCACCGCGATCTCGCGCGGGTTCTGGATATGCGCACGCATCGCCAGCGCCTCGGTGATTGAGCTCGGCACCGGCATATCGGGCGCCATGCGCCGCCACCAGCGTTCCGCCTGCTGGCGCGGATATCCCGAATGGCACAGGCAGACCCAGGTGCGATATTGCGACAGGCCGCTTTGGTAGGTCACGCATAGGCTGTCCGGCTTATCCTGCTTCTGGTGCCGATGGTAGCCGACGCTTTCGACCGCGACCCACTGCGGCGCGTGATCGGTCAGCACGCTCAGCCGCGACGCCTTGGTCTCGATCTTGCGCTCGGCGATCTCGAATGTCGTCAGGCACGCCGCGCACCAGCGCGCGCCGATCGGATTTTCCGCGCCGCACGCCGGACATAGTTTCGTCGGCGCCTCGCGTTCCTCGTCTTCCTGCCGCCGGCCCGGCGTGCGCACAATCGGATTGTCGATCGGGCCATGCCGCGCCAGGTTCCCGCCGAAATCTAAAATTTGACATGATATTTTGTCGGTTTCGGGCGACAGCCGCAAGCCGCGGCCGACCATCTGTATCCACAAGCCAGTGGATTTTGTCGGCCGTACCACGGCCAGCAGATCGACGTGCCGCGCATTGAACCCGGTCGTCAGGATGCCGACCGTGACCAGCGCCTTGATCTCACGCGCCTTGAACGCATTGATGATGCGGCTGCGCTCGGCATCCTTGGTCTCGCCAAAGGCGCACTCGGCGCGGATGCCGAGGTTGCGAAGTTCATCGCACAGCAGCTTGGCGTGCTTGACGCCGCAGGCGAAGACGAGCCAACCGAGACGATCGTGCCCGGCCGCCACGATCTCGCGGCAGACCTGCTCAATGGTCGCGGGATCAAGCGCCGCCGCCTCAAGCTGACCGGGGATGAACTCGCCGCCGCGGGTGCCGACACCCGTCGTGTCGATCTGCGCCGCGCCCGAAGCTGAGACTGGCGGGGCGAGATATCCGGCCTCGATCAGATCCTTGACGTTGGCCTCGTACACCAGATCGGTGAACAGCCTATCCTCGCCCTCGTGCAGCATCCCGCTGTCGAGACGGAACGGCGTGGCCGTCAGGCCGATACATTTCATGCGCGGATTGAGGCGCGCGAGATCGGCGAGAAAGCGCCGATACATCGTATCGAAATTTCGCCCGCACAGATGCGCCTCGTCGATGATGACGAGATCGATCGCGGGCAACTGGTAGGCGCGGCGATGCAGCGATTGGATGCCGCCGAATATGATCGGCGACATCACGTCGCGACGGTTGAGGCCGGCGCTGTGCAATCCGGCCGGCGCTTCGGGCCAGATGCCGAGCAATTCGGTGAAACTCTGGACGATCAACTCCTTGACATGCGTCAGCACAAGCGCGCGCGTGTCCGGCCACCACTCGAACGCCTCTTTGAGCAATGTCGCGATAATCAGCGATTTTCCCGCGCCCGTAGGTACGGCTACAAGCGGGTTGCCCGTTTCCGTCTCGAAATATTCGTAGACAGAATCAAGCGCCTCGCGCTGATATGGACGAAGCGAAAGCATTATTCTTCCGGCAGCCAATCTTCGGCGCGCCATGCCTGCGATTTGGATTCCATATATTCGATCAGCGCAGCTGCCTCTGCAAACCACTCTCGCCGACTATCCTCGGGGATATCAAGCCATTGGCGCGACGAAGACCATCGATTGTCATATGACCGGCAAAGATATTTTGCCAATTTCAGCGTTTCCTCATTTCGAGTAAGCGACACACCATCCCTCCAGAAACTTTATCTTGACGATAGCCCCGCGGCGGGTGTAGTGCAAGCGTCCATGACAACGAAACCAAAAATTCCCTTTTCCGACACGCCGATCACCGATGAGGTGATCGACCGCGGCGGCGGCAGCGTCGAACTGGCGAGGCGCCTCGGCGTTTCGCGCCAGACCGTGCATCGCTGGGGATTTCGCGGCCGGATACCCGCCGAGCGCGTCGAGGCGGTCGCGGAGGCGACGGGCATGGGCAAGGACGAAATCAGGCCGGATTTGTTCGACGCCTACGAACACAAAGGCGCGCACTACCTGCCCCGCGGCAAGCTGCCCCGCGACATGATCGACGAGTTGTCGCGCGCCGAGGCGGCGGTGACCGACGCCGACACGCCGGAAGCATTCCGCTTGAAGCGCGCCGCCGCCGAGATCGTGCCGCTGTTATGGGAGTTGCTGGGATGAATAAAGACGAACTGATGCGCGCCTTAAGGGGCATCAATCCCGAAATTGGGGATGCAGCAACACGATTAATTAGCTGGCATCATTTAGCTGAAGCTGGGCTCGCCGCCGCATCCGGTTCTGGCCGATATTTGCAATTTTCGCTAACTGAGGCCGGGCGCGCGGCGCAAAAGGAAATTGATACATGATCGACTTCCGCGAGCGCCCCGCCTATCGCCCGAAGTCCGGCGATCTTCTCGCGCTGGATATGCTTTCTTCAGATCAGGCCAATGCCATACATTGGGAACGTCTGGCTGCGCGTGGGTTATGGCTGGTGCCCTACGATGGCGGCTGGCGCGTAGTGCCGCGCCCCGCGGAGCGCAGGGCATGAGCAAGATCGGCGTTGATCCGGCCTGCTACGATTTGGCGGATCATTTTCTAGAAGAGCCTGTCGGTCCCGTCCTGTCGGCTGACTTTCGCGAGAAGGTCCGCATTTCACTAGCCGAGGCAATCCAGCGCGCCGTCGAAGATTGGTACGAAGCGCAGAATTGGGAACCACGATGACCCGCGACCGCGCGCTCTGCCGTCTCGGCATTCACCGTTTCTTCCCGCGCTCGCGCAAGTATGCGGGTCGCCGCTTTTGCGTGCGTCCCGGCTGTTACGAGACCCGCGGGCCACGCCAGCCGCAACGATTGACCGACTGGCATCTCGCGGTCGCAGCGTTGACCGGCACGCTTGCCGGCATTGTTGCCACAACCGCGCTTTTTCTGATCGCAGGATAAAATGTGACGCCAAAACTCTACGATTCGAGGCGGAGGGGGATAATGTTTGACATCAGTCAGATTGAGCAGCGTGCCAACGCCTATATAGAAGAACACACTGCGTCTTCCGGCGTGCCGTTTCCAATCACCGGCATTCGACGAACGCTTGTCATCAAATGCATGGCAGCATTTGCGTGCAGAGAATTGGCGCGCGAATTGACCGATCTTTTTGAGGGCGAGCCAAAACAATGAAACTCACGATCGATCGCGACGAGCTGCTTCCCGCAATCTCGCTCTTGCGCGACGTACCGCAAAAGAAACCTGTCATTCCGCTTTACGGAATGTTGCGGCTGACCGCATCCTCAGTTGGGTTTCATATCGAAGCCAACAATATGGAGATGGCGGCAGCAAGCGATCTTCCGCGCGCCCAAGGCGGAAACGAGGATGAGGGCGATATCTGCGTTCCCGCCGGACGCTTCGCCGACTTTGTGCAAGGCGCGTCGGGCGAGATCGTGCTGGTCGCGACCGACAAGCGGTTGCGGATGCAGGCCGGGCGCGCATGGTGCGAGATGCCGATCCTGCCGGGCGATGGCTTCCCGGTTCTCGAATTTCACGATCCGACCGTCAAATTCGAGGTCCAGTGCGCCGCGCTGCGCGATGCGTTGTCCGCCGCCTCGCTGCCGGTCGACTGGCAGGATACCAAGCATGTGATGCTGGCGGGCGTGCAGATGCGCGGCGATAGCGAGTACGTCAACCTCGTCGGCATCACGGCGGCCCGCATCATTCTGCGTCGCATGGTCGCCTGCGCCGAGCAGTTCAAGGTATTGCTGCCGCAAGGCATCTGCGGCGTGCTGGCGAAGCTCGGCGGCGCGACCGATACCGTTCATGTCGAATTGACCGACCGCCTCGCGCGCTTTTGGTGCGCCGGCACCGAATTCATCTCGCGCCTGATCGATACCGATCCGCAGGATTACCGCCCCTTGCTGACGCGCAGCGCGCGCGTCGATGAACCGATCCGCTTCACCGGCGCGGACCTGATGTCGGCTGTCCAGCGCGCCGCGCCCATCATCAACGATGGCGAGCGCGAGCGCGGACTGACGCTCGATGTCGCAGACGGGCACATGACGATCGACGGCGGCATCGCCTCTGTCGCCGAGTTCCACGACGAGATCGAGGCGAGCGGCCCGGCGTGGCACGCTCAATTCCAGATCGGCTACCTGCGCGACGCGCTGACCGCGTTCGGCGCGGGCGATGTCGAGATACACCCGTCAGAGCATGCGATCCGGCTCTGTCCCGCAGGCGAGGCGCACGACTGCGCCATCATCGCCCGGCTACGGGAATAGCGCCAAACCCGAGAAACTTTATCTTGACAGTCCGCGCGCGATCCATTAAATGTATCTCTGCCAGAACGGAGAACGGAAATGAACACGGAACGGACTTGGGAAATCAGCGATCTCGACGGCAGCAACAAGCGCACCGTCACGCTGGCGCAGTACCGCGCCGAACTGGACGCGCGCAAGGTATATACCGCAAGGATCGCCGCAGCGGTGCAGACCGGAAATATGAAGGCGGTTATCGCCGCTCAGCGCGCGATGCGCGATGCCTTTCGGAACTAAAACAATGGAATCCATGTGCCAGCCGGAGAGCACGGAAGGACCGCGCAGCCGTCCTGACCTTGCCGGCCGAGGGGGTGCGAGGCCCTCGCTTTTCAAGCCGCGCTTCTGCGACGAATGCGGCGAGCGGTTCCAACCCTACACCAGCAGTTCGCGATTCTGCTGCTCGACGTGCCGCTTGGCACATAACGGGCGCAAACTCAACACGGCGGTTGCGCTTTACGACGCGGTGATGCGCTGGCGCATCGAGCGCCCCAAGCGCGCGCTGTTCGACTTGACGCAACTCGCCGACCAACTCGCGACCGAGGAACGCATCCGCCGCGCAAAGCGGAAAGCGCGGATCGCGGAGCAGCGCACGAAAACGAAAGGAAATTGAAATGGCCGAAACCCAAAAGCCGACAATCGATCCGCGCGATCCTGACTATTCGCGCCCAGGTATTTTTGCAGATCATAACTGCTGGAAATGCAAAGACGGGCGCGACCTGTCGCGATGCCCGACGCCGGATCATCCCGGAAATTGCGGTTTTCCTCACGCGCGGAACGATTGAAATGATAACCTTCACCTGCGCGCCTCCGCCATCGACCAATGCGCTTTACGCGACTGTGCGCGGAAAGCGCGTCAAGTCGATGCGCTACCTAAAATGGATCGATGATGTCGGCTGGGAAATCAAATCTCAGGTTCGCGGCGCGACCATCGTCGGCCCATTCGAGTTCATGGCGTGGCTCCCGCCCGGCATCGACATCGATAACATCAAGGCGCTGATCGATATCATGGGCCCGCCAACCGTGAGATCACGCCACGCGCTCGGCATTACCGAGGACGATTCGCAGATGGAGGCGTGTCACATCTACCGTGACCGCAATGCAAAGGTTTGTCGCGTGCAGATCGCGCCGATGGCGGTTGAGTGGGGATTGGATTTAACTAAAGAAACCGATCGCAAAATGGCATGGATTTTAGGCGGATGACCTACGAGGATTTTCTCGCGACGAAATCTACCGCTGCACCGCCGAGCGGCTGGCCCGATCCGCCGGATATTCCGTATCCGCTCAAACCATTTCAAGCCGCGATCACGCGATGGGCATTGCGCCGCGGACGCGCGGCGTTGTTCGAGGGCACCGGGCTCGGCAAGACGCTGCAGCAACTCGCCTGGGCGCGCATGGTCTGCGACGGCGAGGAAGTTCGCGCGCTGATCCTGACGCCGCTCGCCGTTGCCGAGCAGACGGTCGCCGAGGCGGGCAAATTCGGCATCGATGGCATCGCCTACGCGCTCGATCAGAAATCAGCCAAGACCGATATTACGGTGACGAATTACGAGCGGTTCGAGAAATTCGATATCGAGCAATACGGCGCGATCGTGCTGGACGAAAGCGGCATCATCAAATCGCACGACGGCGCAACGCGCACGATGCTGACCGAAGCATGCATCAACGTGCCGTGGAAACTGTGCTGCACCGCGACGCCAGCCCCGAACGATTACGCCGAACTCGGACAGCACGCGGAGTTTCTTGGCGTGATGACGGCCAAGGAAATGCTGTCGATGTTCTTTGTTCACGACAGCGGTATCCGCGCCGACGATGATCGCGCCGGGCATGATGGCTGGCGCTTGAAACGCCACGCCGAGCGCGATTTCTGGCGCTGGCTGGTCTCATGGTCTGTCATGGTACGCCATCCCCGCGATCTCGGCTTCGACGCGCCGGAATACGATCTGCCGCCGTTGCAGATGCACCAGATCACCGTCGCGGCCAACCATGACGCGCCGAGCGCCGGCAGTCTGTTCGCATTGCCGGCCAGCACGCTCGGCGAGCGGATCACGGCGCGCAAGGATACGGCCGAGGCGCCGACGAGGAATTGACCGATGAAGCGATAAGGACGCGCGCGGAAGATGGCAACCGCTCAGCGGCGCAGCACAAATCAATCCTGATCTGGCAACGCTATGCGGAGCCGGTCTGGAACGACATCGCGCAAAGCGACGTGTTGTCGCATCGCGTGGCGCGCGCCGAAGCGGACGAGCGGCATATCTCGCCATTGCAGTTGACGCCGATCCGGCGCTGCTTGCAGCTATGGACAAATCCCGGCGATGTCGTGCTATCGCCGTTTACCGGCATCGGCAGCGCCGGCTATGTAGCAATCGAGATGGGGCGCAAATTCATCGGCGCGGAATTGAAGCCATCCTATTTCCGGCAAGTCGTCGATAATTTGCGCCTCGCAGAGCAAAACAAACTTGACGTTTCGCTATTTTGATAATTTTATGCGTCTGCGCAATTCTTTTCCAGCGCAGAAAGACGGAGAAAAACGAAAATGCCTTCCCATTTGCTGATGACCATGAAAGTTCCGTTGCCAGAGGGTTCGCTGGTCGACCAAGGCGACGCGCTCGGCGCGATCAAGCTCGCACGCGACGCGCTCGTCGAGGCGCTTCCGGCCGGCGAATACAGCGACAAGATCGTCAAGTCGAGCGGCAACCCGCGCAAGCCGCGCGCCAAGAAGGCGTGGGTCGCCGAGGCGGCATAACCGACAGAAACTTTTTCTTGACGGCGAGCGGGCATCCGAAATAGGATGCTCGCATCGTCAACCGAACGTGAACAGGAACGAAACGATGATCATCACTTTAACGCTTCAGATCGATAACGATCTTTCCGACGTAGTTGCTCGCGCATTTCAAAATGTCGCAGAACATGTCGGCAATCATGGCTACAATGATGGATGCTGGGAAACTGCCGAAACATGGCAGGGCATCAATAACTTCCGAATTGACCGCCGAGATTTTACGCGAGGAGAGGTGGCATGACCGCCCCGCGCCGCAACCGCGCCATCATCGCCGATCTTGACGAGTTGACGCCGGAAAAGATCGCCGGCCTGCCGATCGGCGAACTCTGCATGTTGCAGGACGAGTTGACCGAAGCCGCAGCCGAATTGAAGCGCCGCACCGCACGGCTGCTGGCCGGTCTCGGCGTTCGGTATGGCGCCAAAGATCGCGCGCTGCGCGGCTCCAAGCCAACCGGTATCTTGCATTTCGACGACGCAGATTTCGGCGTCGAATCGGATGCGACCAAGACCGTCAAATGGGATCAGGCAAAACTCGAAGCCGCGCTGAACGCGATCCCGGACGGATGGACGCATTACGCGAAATACAATCTGGAAGTCGAGGAACGCAAGTTCACGGCCGCGCCGCCGACGATCCAGACACAACTCCTGCCCGCGCGCACGGTGATCGTCGCGCCGAGCAAGTTCAAGATCGTGCGCAAGGAGGGGGGGCGGGAAATGATCTGGCTGATCGAGGCCGGTGATGCCTGACCGCCCGATAGCGCCACCCGATGATCCGCGCGTGGCCGCGATGCGCGACATACTCCAGCGCCTCGACGAAGACGCAGCCCTCGAACGTGCCATAAAATCCCTCAGTCAACAGGGGAGAGTGAAAATGCCTGATTGGACGCCGGGACCGTGGCGCTTCGAGGAACAGACCGGTCCGCGAGATGTCCGCCTCAAGCGGCGGCACTGGCAGTTCGGTCAAGTCCACGCGCCCGCAAGAGGCGTCGGCTTTGCGTTCGGCGATGATGAGGCCAACGCCCGCCTGATCGCCGCCGCGCCCGAGTTGTACGAGGCGCTGGCGGAAGTGACGGCAGAATTGGCGGGATTGCATTTCGAGCAAGGTATCAAAAACGAACCGAGCATCGTTCGTGCTGAAGCGGCGCTCGCCAAGGCACGAGGAAAGGCTGATGCCTGACCGCCCGACAGCGCCGCCCGACGATCCGCGCGTGGCCGCGATGCGCGACATACTCCAGCGCCTCGACGAAGACGCAGCCCTCGAACGTGCCATAAAGTCCCTCGGTTGGAAGGGGAGAGTGAAAATGTCTGATTGGACGCCGGGGCCCTGGGCTTCGCGGGATTTTCCCGATGATTGGGACGTTGGTGGCCCCGAGGACGGATCGTCGCCTGCGTTCTGCATCGGTACAGATGACGATGTTGTTGCGGTCGTTTACGGCGATTACCATGACCGCGATCAGGGTAAAAACGATGCTCGCCTGATCGCCGCCACACCCGAGCTTTACGAGGCGCTGACTGCGTTGCTACGCGAAGTCAAGAAAGCGGGGTTTGAGAGTGCCCACGACTATGGCTGGCCGACGGTCATCCCGGCAGCAGATGCCGCACTCGCCAAGGCGCGGGGAGAAAGCTGATGGCGATTTCGCTCGCCAGCCTGCGCCGCGGCCCACAGCGCCGCCCGCCGCGCATGATCGTGTACGGGCCGGAGAAGATCGGCAAATCAACTTTCGCCGCCAGTGCGCCCAAACCGATCTTCATTCCAACCGAGGATGGCACCGACGCGCTCGACGTGTCGGCGTTCCCGCTCGCCAAAAGCCTGCAGGACGTGCTCGACGCGATCGGCGTGCTGATTACCGAGGATCACGATTTTGAGACGCTGGTGATCGACAGCGCCGATTGGCTCGAAACGCTGGTGCATCACAAGATCGCCGCCGATCACAACGCGCCATCAATCCAGGGGTCCGGCAGCAAGGGCGATCCGCTTGGCTACGGCAAGGGATACGGCCTCGCGGCCGATCAGTGGCGCGTCATCCTTGAAGGCTGCGACCTGCTGCGCAACGAAAAAGGCATGGTCATCCTTTTCCTGGCGCACTACAAAATCAAGAGATTCGACGATCCGACCAGCGACAGCTATGACCGGTTCATGCTCGACCTGCACGATAGCTCGTCGTCGCTTTTGCGCGAATGGTGCGACATCATCGGTTTTCTCAATCTGCGCATCAGCCTCGATCGCACCGATGCGGGCTTCAACCGCAAGATCGTCAAGGGCAAGAGCGGCGGCGACCGAATGCTCTATCTGGAGGATCGCCCCGGCTTCGTCGCCGGCAACCGTTACGGCTTACCCGACGAGATCATGGTGCCGCGCGAGAACGGCTGGTCTGCCTTCGCCGCCGAACTCGCCAAGGTGATGATGCCGAAGGTGGCCGAAACGGCCAAACCGAAACCCGTCAAAGCAGCGTGAAAGGAACGCGAAAATGGCCGATCTACCCGATGTGTCCGGCGTCGATCCCAATGCCGGATCGTTTCCCGTGCTCCCGCGCGGGCAATATCCCGTTCACATTTACGACAGCGAGAAGAAGACCACGAGCGATGGCGAGGGCGAATATCTGCGCCTCTACATGGAGGTCATCCAGGGCGAGCATTCCGGCCAGAAGATGGCCTGGTGCGACCTCAATCTGTGGAACCGCAGCCAGCAGGCTGTCGAGATCGCGCAGCGCCAGTTGGCGCAGATCTGCCACGCGACGAATACGGTCGGCGCGCGCGACAGCGCAGCGTTTCATCACAAGGCGATGATCGCCGATGTCGACGTGCAGCCGGCGCGCAATGACCCGAGAACCGGCAAAAGCTACGGCGAGCGCAACATCTATCGCCGCTTCCTGCCGATCAACGGCACGGCGCAGCCGGCGGCGAGCGGTGCGGGCGGCATTGCGGCCGCAACTGCGGTATCCACGCCAGCAGCGACCGCGCGCGGCAGTGCGCCATGGAGGCGATAACGGCAGATCATGCCCGCCATCCCCGCACCATCCGACCCGACGCTTGAAGCCGTAGATCGCGCGATCGAGGCGGGACAGGAGACACGCCTGAGCAATCGCTTGGGCGCGTCTCAGATCGGTAATCCGTGCGAGCGCGCGTTGTGGTACGGCTTCCGCTGGACTACCGCGCCGCGCTTCGATGCCGCTACGCTCAAACGGTTTCAAGACGGCCACGACGGCGAAGCGCAGATGGCGGCGCGGCTGCGCGCGATATCGTGCATCGAAATTCACACGCATGATCCTGAGACCGGCAATCAATTCGAGTTGACCGCGATCGAAGGGCATTTCGTCTGCTACATCGATGGCGTCGTGCTCGGCTTGCTGCAAGCGCCGAAGACCTGGCATGTCTGGGAACACAAGGTCAGCGAGAAATACGCCGCGTTCGTGCGCCTCGTCGGCAACTATGGCGGCAAGGCGGCGCTGCGTGAGTGGAACGAAGTCTACTACGCGCAAGCCGTGATCGGCATGCATCTGACCGAGTTGACCCGCCACTACCTCACCGTCTCGTCGCCCGGCGGCCGCAACACGATGTCGTGTCGCACCGAGGCCAATCCCGAGGAAGCCTTGCGCCTGCTTGCCAAGGCGCGGCGCGTGATCGAGGCTCCGAACGCACCGACACGGATCAGCAATGACCCGGCCTTCTTCCGATGCCGCTTCTGTGACCATGCGGAGGCCTGTCATGGCGACAAGCGCCCGCTGGTGTCCTGCCGCTCCTGCCTTCATTCCTCGCCCACAGAGGGCGGAAACTGGCACTGCGCGCGATTTGGCAAGACACTTACGATCGACGAGCAGAAAGAGGGGTGCCCGGCGCATCTCTATATCCCAAGCATGATCAACGGCGAGCAGATCGACGCAGCCGAAGATGGCGCGTGGGTGCTGTACCGGCTGCGCGACGGCAGCGAATGGTGCGATGGGGTTGCGGCGTAATGTCCAGATCCGGTTATGGCGATTACGATTGGTGCGATTATCCAGAGTGGGCACTGATCCGCTGGCGTGGTGCGGTCAAAAGCGCATTTCGTGGCCGACGCGGACAAGCCTTCCTCCGAGAAATGCTTGTGGCGCTTGATGCATTGCCAGTCTCGCATCTCGTCGCAAATGAACTTGAAACTGCCGGAGAGGTATGCGCGCTCGGCGCAGTTGGACGCGCGCGTCATATTGATATGGTTAAAATTGATCCCGAAGATCGCGAGACGGTAGCCACTACATTCGGCATAGCAGCCGCAATGGCTGCGGAGATCATGTATGAAAATGATGAAGCAATCGGTAGTCGCGAAACGCCAGAACGGCGCTTTGACCGAATGCGTCATTGGATTGCATCAGAAATCAAATCCGAAACAACCTGATCGGATGGAGCGTTGGCATGTTACGGACTGTGCCTGCTGATCTCAGTATGGCTCGATCATCACGGCTACGCGCCGCACCAGCGCGACGCGATGCTGCGGCAGGCGTGGACCGAATCCCGCTTCCAGCCGTGCGCCGTCAGCGGTTCCTCGGGAAGTTTTGGCTTGTACCAATGGGCGGGGTCGCGGAAGCGGCGGCTGCTCGCGATTGGCGCGTGCCCGTCATGGGAAACGCAATTGAAATTCGCTGACACCGAGCTGCACACCGCGCCCTACAGCCGCTTCTGGTCAACATCGCCGCGTGTGGCATTCGGCGTGTTGCGCGAGTGCTTCGGGCGCGGGCGATGCTAGCTGATAGTCAGCACTAAGGGAGAGCTGCGTTGACCCTATTCGTTGTCTCATTTCTCTGTACCATCCAGTCGTGCCTGATCCCGCAACCGCAAGAAAATCCGGCGTACAGTTTCTACGCCTCCAGAGAGGCATGCGAGCGACGCCTCTCCATTGCGAGGCTTCCGACTGGGTTAGAGGGGGCGTGCATTGAGACCGAAACGGTAACTTACAGCCAGTATGGCGGGTTCAGCGCGAACGCATCCATCATGATCAACGTCGACCGCTGATAACGGCTACTATCGAGGATCGCAGGATTTCTGCGGGTCGCAGGCTCGGTTTCGGCCGGCCGGCCGGCTACCGAGGCGGCGGCGCAAACCCGCGCGGCGGTCCATAGCCAGCAGCGATGCCGCTCGGTGAGTTGGGTGCGTGGAGCGATTCCCATTTCTCGGTAATGTCGAGCAGCTTTTCTGCCGCCAGCAATTCCTTGGCCCGAATCAGATGGTTGACCGCGATCAGGAATCCATGTCGCTGCTCGATCGCTTCGCGCCGGTCATGTGGCTCGAAGTCATCAGCAGCAAAGGGGCGGCTCATCGGGCGTTTTCCGGATCGGGCAGGAGGCCGGCGGCGAGGACCCAGGAGTAACCGCCGCTGGCCCAGCCGACGAGGTAAACGCGGCCGTGGGTCGGGTCGTCGGCGATCCGCATGACGCGGCCGGGGTACCGGCAGGTAATCCGGAGGTAATCGCCGAGGATAACGGAATCGCCGATGGCGAACGCGGTCACCGGGTTGACCGACGCGGCCGGGACGAGCCAGACCTGATCCCCGGTCGATTCGAACTTGACCTCAAGCGCGCCGGCCGGGTCGCGGCCGACGACGTGGCAGCGCTTCCCGGCGGCGAACGCGTACCCGACGCCGACGTAATAGGCGCGGAGCGTCGTCCAGCCGTAACCTCGCCCATCAGGCGAAGCCGCGACGGGCGAGGTTATTTCTTCAAGTCGAACGCGGATCGCGTCGTAATCGTCGGCAGCGCGCGTCATGGGGCGGCCTCGCAGTATCGTTCGGCCTCGTTCCGGTTGACGGTAATCGTCGCGCCGTTGGCCGCGCTCCGGCAGTCGACGTACGACGGTGTGCGGAGGTCACCGAAGAGCGATGTCGGTCACGACTTCTGCAACGCGTCGTTGGCCTGATCGAGCGCCGCATCGATCTGCGCCTGCTGATCCGGCGTCGCCGGCGTGTGCGAAGTCAGCAGGTTCCATGCCGTCTTGACGCCCTCGATCTCGGTCGGCGCATTCTTCAACAGATCGATCAGGACCGGCAGGACTGCGGTGATGACAACTCCCATGATTGCCTCCTAGTTCGCGGGCACAGCGGCGCGCAGGTTCTGGATTGCGGTCAGCGCGACCGCCAGCATGGTGCTGTCGCGCTCTGCCGCCTTGACGGCATTGTAGGCCGTCTGCGCGAGGCTCTTGATGCGCGCCTTCGTCGCGGGATCGGCGGTCGGCTGGCTGGTGTAGGCCAGCGCCACCTGATCGGCGACGGTCAGCGCGACCTCGGCCGCCGCGACATCGTTGGCGACGGTCGTCTGCGCGGCCTGGTTGGCGCAGGCGCTGAGCGACAACGCGAGCACCGATGCGAGAATGATCTTGCGCATGGCGCTATGCCGTGGCCGGCGGCGCGAGCGCGGCGTCGAGTTTCGCGTTGAGCGAATCGAGTTGCGTGCCCACCGGATCGAGGCTGGCCTCCGAGACGCCCGTTGGCGTCGCGCTCAGCTTGGCGATCAGCGCATCGATCTTCGGCCCGAGGTCGTTGACCTTCTGGATAAGCTCGGCTTCGGTCATGGCTCTTTGTTCCTCATGCACGATGATGCGGTGAATGCCCGCCGCTATGGCGTTCAGTGCCTCGCGTATCTCGCGTATCACGAAGCGACTTTCGCCGCCAGTGCCTTCACCGCGTCGGAGGCATCGGCGGAAACCGGCGCGCTGTTCGCCAGCGCCGCGATCGTCGCGGTATCCTTGGCCGCGCTCATGTCATCCTTTTTGGCGCTTCCCGCCGAACTGCCGAAGTAATAGTTGACTGCTGCCATGACGACAATCGGAACCGATCCGTAGAGATTGGTCCGCAATGTGTCATTTGGGAGAAAGAAAACTGCAACCAGAACTCCCGCATAGATCAGCAAGACCATCAACGCCAAGCCG